GTTAGATAAAGCATCTATAGATGTTGCAGATGTTTCTGCCGCACTACTGTTAGCCAATAAAGTATTAGTTATCACATCAAAAGTATTTCTAGCAGTATCCCACATATACCAATCACCTGTGGTGTCTGTGCGTTTAATCATCACAAAGCGAGGGAGAAAGCCAACATATACAAAGCTACCGTCAGTACTACCATTTCCTGTATAACTAAATGCTTTAGAGAAACCTGATACATCTGCCCAGCAATAGGCTACATAGGTTGAACCTGACCCATTAATTGCTGCAGATGTTCCTAGTGAAAATACAGATGATGTTGGTATTGTGCTATTCCAAACTACTGAATTTGATTGCTGTACTGAAGTTGCATTTAAATTTAGATAATATGCTCCTGATGTAAGACTTGTATGCCACACAAACCAATCATTAGCTCCACTTCTAATTTTAACAATTACCATCTTTGGTGCAACACCTAAACCATGACCTACTGTAGCATTAGCACCTGTTCCTGTATAAGTCACTACACTAAACCCAGCAGTTGTGTTTACAGATACAGTAGATGTAATAGAGCCTGAAGTGTTAGATGATGTTGAACCTTGACCAGCTTGCCATTGCCAACCTACATAAGTTCCACCACTATAATTTAAACCTATATCAGAACCTACACTAAAACCATTGCTATTAAATGCAGTTAATGTTCCTGACACACTTGCTTCTGCAGCTGTTGTGTCTGATACAAGAAATTTATTAATGCCTGATGTAGAGTTAAATAAATTGTTATTAAATGTATTACTTCTTGACTTAACCCATACAAAGTCAGGTTTAAATGCACCAGCATTAACTATAGATTGACTTGTTCCATTACCTGTCCATAGCGTTGCATCCATCACAGTATTACCTTTTTTGATAGTGCTATCAGGTAGGTTATATGTGTTTAGTCTTACAAAGCCTGTAGGAGGTGTGTAAGAGAATGGTCGTTGTCCGAAGTTAGTGTCTGTAACATCACTAACTTGACCACCTACAGCAGGGAAATATTCTCCTGATAAACCTGTTGCAGCAGAACCTTGACTTACATTATTTTTATAGAATGTAATTGAACCACCATCCATGTCTAAAGCTACACCAATAATATCGCCTGTAGTAAATGTTGCACCATAACTTGTTCCAACTCCATTTACATATTTTGTAGCGTTTGCTAAATAACCAACGCCATTAGATGAGCCAACATAAGTTAATCCCCAATCTTTTGTAGCAATACCAACTTGTGGGACATTTGTTGCAGTAGTAATTGTTGTTTCCCAATACCATTTTCCTGAAGAAACAGCCATTGTTCCTCTTACACCAACATTTAAAGATGAAGTAGTATTTTTAAGGTTTGCACTAGAAATAGTTACTCCAGTAGCATTTTTATCTAAAGGATTCAACACACAGTAATTAGCCACAGTCGCACTTGTATTAGTAGGACTATCTTTCATAGCATCATAGGTTGTGCCAGCAGTTACAGATATGTTATTAGTGTTCCAGTAGTTAGTATTACCACTAAAGTCTTTACCTAGACCCGCATTAGAACCTGATGTAGTAGCTATGTCAGAGAATTTAAGGTAGAAGCCATTAGTGCCATAAGTACCTGTGTAGGCTTTAGGTTTCCATGAACCTGTAGTTGTATCTGTTTCACCGAATGATGATGGTGTTAGGGCTTGTCCGTCTATGAAGTTCCATTCAGCCATGTAGCCATCATAATGTGTTGTAGCACTTGCTACTCTACCTATACTCCATGATGTGTTAGTTGCTAAATTTAATGATGTATTTTGAGAAGGATAAGTAGCAGTTGATAATGCAGTTACTTGAGAACCATTTATGTATATTTTTGCTCTATTTGCAGCAGTTGCTTGAGTAGTATCAATAACACAAACTATATGATACCAAGCAGATGGGTCACGCAATACTTGTGTAGTTACTAAATTTAAAACAAATGCAGAGCTATATGAATAAAATGCTAATGTATCTAAATTTAAATCAATACCAAATGAAGTATTAGATAAATTAGACCATCCAAAAATTGTTTGATAACTTCCTAATGTTCCTCTTTTTATCCATACAGAAAATGTAGCAGTTGTTCCTGAAGCACTAAATGTCCTTGATAAATAAGCAGATGCACTAGCTCTAAAGCGAAGTGAGTTATTTATGTCATATCCACCACTAGAGATGGCATTACTATTATTTAAAATAGCCATTATGCCATTGCTCCACCAGTAGTTACATATACATTAGTGCCATCTGTAAAGTATGATAGTAAGTATGTGCCTGCTGTAGTTACTGTTGTTAAGAATGTAGTGTTTACTTTAGTAGTTGCTGCTGCTGTGACAGTATAGCCACCTGTGTTTACCAATAATACATAGCCTGATTGACCTGCTGTAATGTTAGTAAATGTAAGAGCAAATGTAGCTGTAGGTGTGCATTTAAAGTTGTTAGTCACGTTCATGTCAAACGAACCATCATTGTCTGTAGTGACTGTGCCACGTTGTGATGCTGACCATGTAGATGCTGTGCCTATTGCTGCATAGTCTGTACCTGCTGTAGCGTTTGCTAAAGCACCACCAGAGTTAGCTTTTAGAATAGCTGTGCCTGAAGGAGGGGCTAATACGTTTGTACCAATAACAAGACCTAATGAACTTCTAGCTGACGCTGCTGTATTAGCACCAGTACCACCTGCTGCAACAGGAATAGAGTCACCACTAACACCTGACTGCAAGTCTCTAATTTGAGCCATGAGTGTTCTAATAGCATTGTTAATACCTGAAGGTGCGCAACCCTCATCAATATTAATACCTGCAATATCTGTGTTTAAGTTTGCGCCAGCACTTGTAGAGTCGTACTGACTGATTTTATCTTTTGCCATTTTTTACCTCGTAATTAAATTTGTGACCATGTATCGTTACTTGAACTTGATGCTGTCCATGTATCTGAACCGAAACTTATATCAGACCATGAACTACCACCTGCTGTTATTACTGTCCAAGTATCACTACTTGGTGTTACATTTGTCCATGACTCTGAACCTGGTGTAACTGGTGACCATTCTTCACCCAATATCTTACCTGTTGCTATAATATTTGCGACTGCTGAAATACTACCTATGCCAAATAATATTGCATTTGGACTACATGATAATAATGCTTCTGCTGTTATATTGGCTTCACCAGCATATAATACACCACCTACAGCAGTAACTGTAGCAGTTCCTGTTATATCTGCATCACTTGTTCTAATACGTATTCCGTCAGCTACGACTGTTGCACTACCTGTAATAGAACCTTCGCCAAGCTGAACTCTAATACCATCTGCTAATACTGTAGCTGTGGCTGTAATAGTTCCACTAGATGAGTATATTGCAAAGCCTGTAGCATCTACAGTAGCTAAAGCTGCTATATCTGCAGCACCTACCACAACTTTAACGCCATTAGCAACAACAGTAGCTTCACCTGTAATATCAGCACCACTAAATGTAATTCTAGTAGCGTTAGCTTCTACTTGTGCGTTAGCAGTTATATCTGCACTACCTGTAGAAATTTTAGTACCGTCTGCTACAACTGTAGCATTGGCATCTATTGCACCACTACTTGTTCTTATTCTAGTAGCATCTGCAACGACTGCTGCATCTGCAGTAATAAGCGCATCTGATATATTTATACAAGCATTAGTAGTCCATAATGAACTATCTAGCGAAATGGCTAAGTTATCTAAACTACCAAATGCGTCTAGTTGGTCTAATGTCCAAGGTCCACATACAGTAGTGCCATTGTCATAAAATGTATTATCTAAACTATATGGTACATTTTCCAAACTACCATAAACGTCTAGTTGCTCTAGCGTCATTGGTACTGGCATAATTTACCTTAAGATAATGTTACTGAAAGACTACCAATAGCAATTTTGAATATATCGCCTGTGTCAATTGTTTTAGACGTTGTTAGTGGTGAATGATATAAAAGGTTGCCTGAAGATACTGCATCATTAATACCAATCCAGCCTACTGTTCCATACGAAGCTGTTGCTTGTGGAAACTCTACTGCTGTAGTATTTAGTGAAGCTCCGTTAGAAGGTGCGCCAAATGTTACTGATTGTCTAACATAACTTGTACTAACTGTGCTAACTTCTGTACCACTACCTGCATCTGTAGGGTCTGAAGTCCATAGTGATACATAAACAGTTGCTGGTGATGTATATGTTGTGTTGCGTAGAGTTGCGTTAATTAACGCATTTTCGAGAAAATTCGACATTTCAGCCATTTAAAATACTCCTTGTAATTTATTCTGTTTGCTTCTATTTTCGTATCTAGTTATGACACGTAAGTTATTAGGGACGTGTAATCCACATACATAATCACTTACCAAAGGAATTATATGGTCAACCTCATGTGGTATTCCTGTTTCCAATGTCTTAGTTCTAGCTTCTTTGTATATTTTTTGCACATCTTCTTTAATGCTATTAAACCATTTAGGAACTGCATTTCTTCTTTTAGCTCTTGCTAATGCTTGATATGCAAATCTTTTTAATTTAGTTTTTTCATAGCATTTTTTAGCATTGACTTTATATTTTTCAGGGTTATTTTTAACCCACTCAACAGCTTTTTTAACTTTATGTTCACGTTTTTCAGTATAACTTGCATAATGATATTTTGTTGCTTCTGCTATAGCATATTCTCTATTTTTTCTATACCATTCTTTTTTATGTTTACTTTTACATTTTTTACACCATGACTCAAATCGAGTCTTTGCCCACCTAAAATTACTTGTAGGTTGATTTACTTTGCAACTAGCACAAAGTTTATATTCCATATTATCTTGGTGTTACGCTTAGTGAAGTGTATGGGTATGTTTGACCCAAGTCGCTTGTTTTAATATTAGCAATTGCTCTATCATATAAAGCTGACCATGTTTGAATACGTGCATCATTCAATAAATATGGCTCTGCTTCTGCTAGAGTTGAATATAATAAAGCGTCTGGGTAGTTAGCTAGATATAAATTACTAGCAGTTGATGTTGATATAAATGTAGGTTGAGCATAATATAAAATTTGTGCTGTAAAGCTACCATTAGGTGTTGGTGCAAATTGAAACTCTGAACCTAACATTGTAAAGTAAAATGGTCTTCCTGATAATGATGTTTGAAAGTTTTTAAAGAATAAGTCTGGTGACTGAAACTCTAAAATAACAGGAGGGTTACCTTGTAAATGTATTTCTCTTACCTCTAACATGTCGCTTGGTACTGCTAATGTTCCATCACCTGAAGTAATAGGAGCAGTTGCTACCTTTAGCATCTTTTCAGTTCTTAAGTCACGTGACATTCTTGTTTGTGCTAACTGAATAAAGTCAGGTATCTGTGATGACAAGTCTGTGCGTGCTAAGTAGTTCTCTACTACTGTAACAAAGCTAGTATAGTTGGTAAAAGCCATTTAATATCCTTAAAGTTTTTTTACTAATACGATACAACCATTGTCTATCTTTACTTGTTTGGTAATAGTAAAGCGAGTGCTGAGATGTTTGTTCCACCACTCTAAAGGTTGTTGTATAAGATGTGCGTTTCTACCGTCTGGTAGAACTTTTACTGCTGGACCTGTATGTATTGTAAACAGTCCGTATTTATCTACGACTCTTTTTAAGTCATCTAAAACATTGTCTAGTAATTCAGGTTCTATGTGTTCAAGAACGTCTATACATGTTACAAATTCGTTTGGTTCTGGTGTTTGACTCCACAATGGGTTGCTTGGTTCATAGGGAGTATAAATAACTTCTGACTTCATACTGTCTTTTAGTCTACATTTACCTGCGCCGTAGTCTAATAAACTTGTAATACCAAAACTCTTAATAACATCATCAACAATTGGTGCAAAATATGTACTTGCTACACCATAGTCAGGGTTCTCATGCAGTTTTGTCTGCATGTCTCTATATTCGTTAGAGATTAAGCTGTTCAATGACTTCTTTCCATGTTCTATCATCTTGGTAAATAAGTCTCATGTGTCTATACCAAGGCATACTTGGTTGACCGTATCTCCATTGGTGATATTTAGGTACTAAGCACCATGTTTTAACGCCCATAGCAGCACTACAATGTAAAGCAGTAGTGTTGACCCCTAAAGTCATATCACAAGCTGCTATAAGAGCTGCTGTGTCATCATAATCTTTTGCGTCTGTCGCTAATTCAAAGTATTTAATACCATCAATTTTGCGTTCTACGCTATAGTCTAAACTAACTAACTGTATATCTTTACGTTTAAGTAGTGGTTGTAAGTCTTCTTCTGTAAGCTCACGACCTTTAGCGTTAGTTCTAAACGTACCACCTTTAGTAGTGATACCTATGACTTGTTTACCCCATGTCTTAAACATGGACTGCCACATAGTAACTTTATCAGGGTCTGCTTTTAGAAAAGGAGTCCCAGGAAAAGACTTGCTTGTTGGTCTGAAAAACTGAGGAAGCCCGCCAATACCACATCTTGCATCAAATGTAATTCCATCTAACCACTCCACATTATCTTGTTTACGAGTGCCATGCACTTCTGTTTTTGGGAAACTGCGTTTAAATAATGTTTCTAGTCTTTCATCACAGTCTATATAGACTTTCTTACTAATAGCAATAGCGTCTGGTATACATGATGCGTAGAATATCTCATCACCTAAACCTTGTTCACCATAGATAACTATAGTCTTGTCTTTAGAGCCATCCCATCTAGGTTCATCACCATAGACTAATTCTTTACGGAACTTGCCACCTAGTGACTTATCCCATTCTATCCAACCTTTTTCCCATTCACCTTTAGCAAGGTAACTATGAGCTAGGTTTAATTGTGAGTGTAATTCTGTAGGGTCACATTCTAAAGCCATCTTAGCTGACTTTTCTGCATCATCCCATTTAGACATTTGAACTAATGAAGCACTAGCATTAGAGTATGCCATTGCATAACTAGGGTCTAATTCTGCTGACTTTAAAAAGTATTTAATAGCATCTTCAAACATATCCATTTCGTGACATGCACGACCTAGAGAAGTCCATAATGCTTTATTGCTTGGTTGTTCTTGTAATGCTCTACGAAAGTATTGGTAAGCAAATGCAGGCTTCTCACCCATGAGCCAAATATAACCTAAGAAGTTTAGTGTAGCTGCATCATTAGGATAAACCATTAACACTTCGTTAATAATAGGCATTGCAACATCATACTGTTCCTTTTGTATGAGGTCGTGTATTGCTAACTGTACGTTCTTTAATTCGTCTCTGTCCATCTAGTCCTAAAGTGCCACCATTGTTTTCGTAGCTTGCTTATTTTATCGTAAACTCTTTTATTCTTGTCAGATGACCGCATTCTAATATCACGCTTCATAAAACCAAATAATCTTTTAACTTTGTAAACTATCATCCACGCTTTGTAGTCAGTTTAAGATATGGATAGTTTTCGTTTATTTCTTTTATGAGTTCTTTTGTTTGGTGTGGGTTATACATGTCTATACCCTTTTGCTTTAACTGCATTTCCACTACAGGTGGAATACTAGCAAAGTGTGCCCATTCTTCTTTAACACCTTTATTCCACATCTCTGGGTTATCTCTTGCTTGTTTAATCTTGTCTAACATGCCACTCAAGTCTTGAGTAGAGGTTAGGTAGTATGTATCTTTAGCTGGGTCGTAGTCAAAGTACTGACTTACACCTGTTACGCTATTGTGGTCAAATAATATTGGCATAGTATAAATACAACAGAGGGAGAATTAACTCCCTCCATTATATCACATCTAATTACTAAACACCTACGTTTTGCACTTTTGCATGTGCGTCAGGGTTTTGAACTACTAAAGCATATTCTGCTGTTAATAGCCAGTTTGTTGCATCACCAGTCTTAGCAAGTTCTTCTTTGCTTAAAGGGCGTAGTGAAGCTAAACCAACATAACCTGGGTCAACAGCAAGAACTGCTTGGTCACGCATGAAACGGTCAAGTTTCACAGTATGATTACCAAAGTCAGAAACGTAAACGTCTGCTGCACCAGTAATAGTAGCTTGTGTTGTACCTTGAACATTGTTGAACTTAGTAGCAATACCACTAAAGCCAGAGAAACGTGCTTTGTTAGTTGCTGACATAAGGATTAATGATGGCTCGCCACCGTCTGTCCAAGCTAATTGTAAAGCTGACTTTAAGTCTGCTTCAATGAATGTTACTTGAGTACCGTCTGTAGGAGCTGCAACTGTACCGCCTGAAAAACCAGGAGTTGTACCAGATGTAGAACCTGTAGCTAATACTCGGTTAGTAATCCAAGACTCAATACCTGCAGATGAACGAGCTGTTGCTGCACCGCCTGCTGAAGATGCTTGGTTACGTACAATAGCAAACTCCATGTCACGTTTCATTTCTTTACCAGCTTTCATAAGTTGGTAAGCAACTTCAGACTTACGACCATATTTTTTAACTACGTCATAAGTGTTAGAAATTTGAACTGTTTTACGTGAGATTTGAGTATAGTTACCTAATACTGTTGTTGATGCTAATGTTGCGAATGAAGCGTCATCACCTTCAAGTGCTCTGTTAGTCGCTGCTGCTGCTAATGCGTCAACCTGCCATTGGTGATAGGTCTGTCCGGCGGACATCCTCTTTGCGATTGATAAAAGTGGTGTGTCTTCTGGAGAAATATCAAAAATGATATCTTCAAATGACTCTGCTATACCTTTA